GTGCCGACCTGCCCGGCCATCTCCAGCATGCCCTTGCGGACCATGTCGAGGTTCTTCGTCGTCTCACCGGCTGAGGTCACCAGGCGCATCGTCGAGGACTCGTAGGTGGTGGCCATGTGCACCGACTCGGCCGCGATCCCGGCCAAGGCCGCGGCCGAAACCAGGCCCATCTTGTCCAGGGTGCCGCCGAGCAGCTTCGAGTTCTCCGCGGCAGAATCCAGCGCGGGCTTGGCCAGATCCTTGCCCGTGATCACAATCTCAATCAGGTTCGGCAACCCCGCGCTCCTCCTCTCTGCCTCTCGCCTCGATCGCCAGCAACTGCAGGAACTCGCCCGGCTGGTCCATCAACCCCCCGGGCCACGGGAAGGAACCGAACCGCTCGCTGACCCCGAGGATGAACTTCGCGCGCTTCAGCTCGACAGGTTCGGTGACAGTGGTGCCATCGGGAGATTCGCCTCCGGGAACGAGCCTCCAGAGGTCGATCGCCCGTCCAAAGGGGCCGGCACACCCGACATCGCCGAGGTCCACGCCGCGATGATCGCCATGATCAGGTCGGCGTCCTGGGTCTTGAGGCCCTCCTGCCCGGCGGGGATCGGCTCGCCGTCGTCGGTCTCGACGTTCCACGAGAGCATCGCCGAGCCGAGCACCTCGAGCAGCCGCCGGAAGGTTCCGCTGTCGGCCTTGGCCGCATCCGAGCGGGTCGTGAGTTCCTCGAGTTCGAGGATCGTTCCGGTGGGGATCGAGGTCATAGTGACCTCCATGCCGTCGTAGTCGGTGTCGGCGGCCCAGGTGAGCTTGTAGAGCTTGCGCTTCGGCTTGAAACCCATATCGATCAGTGTCCTTACGCCCAGGTGGGGACGGAGCCGTCGGCGAGCGCGGCCGGCACCGACCAGGTGAGGTCGCCCGCGTTCGAGCGGGACAGGGAGTAGTCCGTCAGCACGCACAGGCACGTCAGGATCGGGGTGACGTTGTTGCTCGTCGGGGCGAGCGAGACGTGCCGGTTCACGGACGTCGACGGGATCGTCTTGAACACCGCGTGGCTCATGTTCGCCGCGGTGTTGAACACGCCCTTGAGCGTCGCTGAGTAGTCGGCGAGCAGCAGCAGCCGCTCGTGCGCCGACTTGTCGACGCCGGTCGAGTCCTGCACGGCGCGCGGGGTGGCGAACTGGAAGTCCGTCACATCGTTGCTGATGGTCTGCGCGGTGCCGGTCGCGTCGTCGACCTGCACGGTCGCTCCGAGGCCGGATGTCTTGGCCATGGCCCTATCCCTTCTGCCTTAGGTCGGCCAGGGCACCCTCGTGCTCCTGGAAGTCCTCCACCCAGTCCTGCGGCCGGGCGTGCACGCGGCCGCGGCCGGTGGGGTTGCCGCGCCAGTCCCCGTCCCGGACGAGGAACAGGTCGGGGCGAGTGCGGTGCTCGGCGAAGCAGCGCTGGAACGCCGGGAACCGGAACACCGTGAGCTGCTGGCCTTCCGGGCCGGTGCGGTGCTCGGTGAACTCCCGGCCCGAGCCGTGCCGGATGTACGCGGCCTGACGCCGGCCGAGCTCCGTGTTCTCGTCCACAGTGGTCTCCCAGCCGTGCGCCCACGCCTGGCAGCCGACGTCCTTGCACGCCGCGACAACCTGCACGTCCCGCTGCGCGCGGATGCCGTAGGTGACGTACGCGCCCGGATCCCCGAGCGGGGTGTGCCTGTTGACCTGCTGTTCGAACTGCATCAGAACACCTGCCCTGCGATCGGGTTCTTGTTGATGGCGAGCGCGAACGACAGCGCGGTGAACCCGCCGACCGTCGTCACCTGCACGCCGATGTACCGGCGCACCGTCGCCGTGTTCGAGATCGCCAGCCGCTGCGTCGCCGGCGCTGCGGTCACCTGCGTGAAGCCGAGCCCCGCGACCGCGGCGAAGGTGACGTTGTCCGCGGAGTCCACGATCTGAATGGTTGCGTCGGTGCCGGTGAACGCGGTCACCTGCAGATAGGCCTGCGCGCCGAACGAGAGCGAAGCGCCCGAGTCGTAGGAGACCGGCAGCACCAGCACCTGCACGTCGTCGACGTAATGCACCTCGGACGCGCCGCCGGTCGCCGACACCTTCACGCTCACGCACCCGTACGCCGCGGTGGCCGGCGCCGTCAGCGTCCCGGACTCGACCGTCCAGGTGGTCGAGGAGTCGGCGGCGCCGGTGCCGTAGGTGGTGGAGACCGATGCGCCGCCGGAGGTGAACCAGTGCACGCCCACGCTGGCAGTGCGCGCGGAGACCGCGGTGCGCAGCCACGCCTGCACCTGCACCGACTGGCCCGGCACCACGGCGAAGCCCTGGGTGGCGATCGAGGCGGCGGCGCAGGATTCTGCGACCATGTCCCCGGCCGCGGCCGAGGTCATCGACATCGAGTTCGCACCCGAATGCGCCTGCGCGGAACTGCCGGCGACCGCGCAGTTCGTCAGCGCCGTCCAGTTCCCGATCCCGCCCTCGAACCCGGCGTTCTGCCCCGTCAGGGCGTTCGTGGCGGTATACACGCCGGGGGTGAGCAGCTTCGCCCACTCCAGGCCGAACCCGTTGGCCTGGCTGGAGACCGCGGCATCGAGCATGCCGGTGTTCTGCCGGTTCGGGTTGTAGTCGAGCTGCTTGGCGACCAGGCACGCGGCCTCGCCGCCCACGGTGAGGTTGATGCAGCCCATCACGTGCACGTCGGTGCGCGGCAGCGCGGCCAGTACCGGATGGGACTGGCCCGGCGACGGGTCGAACGCCGAGGTGAAGTCGACCGCCCCGTCGCGCAGCCCGGTGATGCGCTCATGCGCCGACTTGTTGATCGCGGTGACGTCCAGGACCGCTTTCGACCCGGAGATCTTCGAGAACGACATGATGTCCCCGGACAGGTCGTAGCCGCCCACGAGGCCGGCCATGCCGAGGCCCGACTGCTTGGTCACGGTTGCTCGCCTTCCTTGAGCGCGACGAGCGGCGCGCCCGGGCGCAGCCGCATGTGGGTGGCGTACTTGCGCACGTCCGCGAGCCGGTTGCGCTTGAGTTCGGCGTGCGCCTCGCAGGCGGCGCGCAGCACCTCGGCGTCGATCGCGCCCTTGCGGTAGACCTCGACCCGGTTCCGGGAGACGGTGAGCACCGGCTGGCCGCGGTCGTCGTCGGCGTCGTACCAGCGCAGCACGGTGCCGTCCATGACGGTGGGGGTGATGGTCACGATCACGTCTCAGGCTCCGTTCGCCCGCTCGATGAACTTCCGGACGATCGGCTCGGCGATCGCGGTGACCTTCTGCGCGACCGAGTTCCGGGCGCGGCGCAGCGAGAAGTAGCCCTTGAACCTCGTGGTCTTGTTCCGGGAGCCGACGCCTTCGAGCCAGGGTCCGTACAGCAGCCCCGAGCCGGGGTAGCCGTCGTTGACCACCAGATCCCCCTCGCGCTTGAGGATGTTGACGTGCGACTGGTAGCGGCCGGTGGGATTCTGGAAGGAGTCGTTCATGTTTTGCTGCCACTGGTACTCGGCGTATTCGGCGACTTCCTTCTGTACCGCGGCCAGCGCCTCGGGCAGTTCACGCTGCGGCACACCGCGAAACAGCGGACCGGATGTCTTGACGTTGATGCGCGCGACCACGGCTAGGGCACCTCCGTCCACAGGTCGTTGATCACGAGCGGGAGGGTGATGTCTACGACCCGGTACATGTACTTGTCCAATGTCAAATAGCCCGCGCGGGCCATCAGCTTGGAGCCGTACATGCCGAGCAGGTCCACATCCCGCACCTCGCCGCCGAGCGTGAACGCCCCCGCATACGCGGCCATCAGCAAGTCGGTGACCGCGAGCATGTCCGGGTCGATCTGCCCGTAGGGCTGCGAGAGCATCGGCTTCATCACACGAACCATCAGCGTGAGCAGCACCGAGACCGAGCCCAGCCCCGAAGCCCCCGGCACCGGGGCGATCTCCGAGAACCAGATCGCGCAGGAGATCCCGTCGCCCGGCGCGGACTTCGGCTCGTTCGTGACCACCGTCTCGATCGAGGCGATAGACGCGGCGTGCGACTGCACCGCGCCGATGATCCCTGCAACATCGAGGCTCATATCGTCCTCCTGCGCGCCTTGCGCCCGTAGGTGGTCTCCGCCTCGTCCCACAGGTCGGCGAGCGCCGAACCGAGGCCGTGGATGGCACCGGCGCCTTCGCCTTCGGGGTCGGCGTAGCCTCCGGTCTCCTCCAGCACCCGGTTCGTGGCCTCCGCCACCGACAGATCCCGGATCAGGGCAGGGACGCGGTGGATGAACGCCGCGGCACCGTTGAGGTGGGTGGCGGCGGCAGTGCCGTTCTGCCCGCGCAGCACCGTCAGCTGCCGCTGCGCGTAGATCGCGCTGCCCGCGTTGTGCGCCGCGAGCGGGAACCCGTCCCACGCCCGCTTCACCGTGACCTGGTTGCCGGTGATATCGACGATGAGCATCCGCTCCGAGTCGATCTGGATGACCTCGTCGATGTGCAGCTGGGTGCCGTCGGTGACGGTGCCGGTGATGTCGTTGACGTTCGCGGTGGTAAGCCCCGCGAGGTTCGTCTGGCCGGTGGCGATGTTCGACCGGGACTGCACCACCATCCGCTCGCCGTCGACGATCAGCATGTTCCCGACCCCGACAAGCGAGCCGTCCGAGACCGTCGTCGTCGTCGCCGACGTCGTGGAGATCGCCGCCGCCAGCGTGCCGGCCGCGTCGGTTTGCAGCCAGTACCCGAACGAGCCGGTGACCGCGATGTCGTGCTGCGGCGTCGGTCCGGAGCCGAACCCGTAGCTGGTGTTGCGCTGGATCTCCATGTACGTGTACGGCGGACCGGAGTTGACCGGCTCGAAGTTGATCGCCGACACCGGGATCGCGACACCGCCCGTGGTCACCGCGGTCGGGATCGCGGCGAGCTCGTGCTGGTCGAACCACACCCGCCACGGGTAGGCGTACTGGAAGTTCGGCCAGTCGAAGTACCGGGTGGTATCGACGGGGAAGAACTTGCGGTGCAGGTGGCCCTCGATGTTGCGGGTGGCGGACTGGATCGCCTTGTCGATCTGCCAGTTGTTGCGCGCGGTCTCCTTCATGTCGACAGCGCGCTTGACGTCCTCACGGGTGCAGTGGCACGGCTCGGTGACGGGCATTCAGCTCACCGCCCAGTCCAGCGTCCACGCCTCGTCGGCCGCGGCGTACAGCGCGCAAGAGGCCGGCCGCCACGCGCCCCACGTCCACACCCCGTGCCCGTCGAGGGCCAGGGCGTGCCGCTCGGCCAGGTCCACCCCGAGCACAACGCCGTCCTCGAAGACGGTGGCCGGGCGCGCGTCGGCGACCCGGACACCGGCCAGCCCGTACGTCGCTGCGCCTTCGATCGCCTGCTCGAGCGTCACGCCGCCGTCGGGGTCGCCGGTCAGCCGCCAGTACAGGGCGAGCACGTCCTCGTCGGCCACCGGGTGTCCGGTCAGGCGCAACGATGCGGCGAGCGCGTCGAGCGCACAGGAGGCGACATCCAGGCCTGGCGACCACTTCGAGGGCTTGGCGTGCGAGGCGTGCCGCGCGACAGCGTGCAGGTGCGCTTCGTGCGCTCCGGCCTGCTGGAACTTCTTGCGGGCGGCGATCTGCTTCGCGGACGGCTTGTGCTTGGCGGACCCGGCGTGCTTCTTGCTGCCGGCGTGCTTGTTGGTGTGCCCGTGCCCAGCCTTCATCGTGGTTTCACCTCCATGCCTGTGCTTCGCTTTCTTGCCAAGAACCCCGCTGCGGGGGTGGGACTCGGAGTCGCTATGCGGTTGTCGCGCCCGCACCCGTTAGGGCAGGCCGCTGTAGGTGCCGGGGCCCTCCGATATGCCGTCGTAGAGCCCTGCAGGCGGCTCCGGACGGGTCCAGTCGTTCGGGTACTTCCAGCCGTCGTACGAGCAGAACCAGATCCCCGGCTCGGACGGCGGCCCGGCCTTGAGCGGCTCGCCGCAGTTCGGACACGCCGAGGGCGGCCCGATCACGAACGGGTCGCGTTCGAACTCGAGCCTTGCCTGCTTGCGGATGTCGAGCAGCTGATACCAGGACATGTCAGCCACCTGCCTTTGCTTCGTGCTCGGCCAGGCGCGCGGCGAGCTCGGCCGCGCTCCCAGCGCCAGACAGCCCGGCCGCCTTGCACATCGCGCGCAGGTCCTTGAACGGCATGCCGTCCTGCAACCGCACCACAGCGCCTTGCGGCGCCGGGATGACGCGGTCGGCGAAGGCGGGTGCGAGCGTGCCACAGCGGGGGCAGCGCATGAACCCCTTCGCGAACCGCTGCCCGCACCCGCAGCTCTCCCACGCCTCCCACGCCATCAGAGCGCCACCACCGAAGCGCCGGCGTCGTACGGCACGTACGTCACCGTCCACGTGATCGCGCCCGTGCTCGTCGCGCCGGTGGTCACCTGGATCGTGCCGGCCGGAACCAGCGCCAGGCCTCCCGAGGTGAACGGCGAGCCCTGGCCACCGGCCGATCCGTTCCAGGCGAGCGTGCCGTCCGCCCCGGAGACGATCAGCGCGCTCGCCTTCGAAAGCGGCACCGCGAGCGAGGTGCCGACCGGCTTGCCGTTCAGGTCCGCCGTCGCGCACAGCGTCGCCGTCGCCGACACCCCGCCCGTGGGCTTGTTGCCTACCGACAGCGTGGTGGCCTGCGCCTGGATCGCCGTGGAGACCACACCGGTCAGGGACGTGATGATGACCCGGCCGCCGGAGACCTGGAAGATGTCCCCGGACGTGGTGGCCGGCAGCGCCTTCGCGGCGCCGGTCTCGGCGATGCCGTAGCTCGCCGCGAACAGCTGGGCCGCCACTGCGGCCGGGTTCACCGCCATCTCAGGACACCGCCGCCCCGGTGTCGAGCGGGATGTAGGTCAGCGCCCACGAGATGTTGCCCGTGTTCGACGCGCTCGTGGTCCACGAGATCGTGCCCGCGGAGACGACGTAGGCGGCGCCTGCGAACATCTGCGCCGCGGCGCCGGCGTTCGCGTTGACCACCAGCGCGCCCTTGGTCTGGGGAAGGTACAGGTGCGTACCGGCCTCCAGGTTGATGATCGAGGTCGCGGTCGCGATACCGGTGGCCGAGGCGGTGCCCACGGTCGGCACGGTGCCGAGCGAGAGGGTGCACGCCTGGTTCTGGATCGCGGTCGAGACGGTGCCGACCAGGGAGGTGATGATGACGCGGCCGCCGGTGACCGTGAACAGGGTGCCGGTCGCGGTCTGCGGCAGCGCCTGCGCGGTCTTCAGGACCTGGTAGCCGTACTCGATCAGCCGCAGCTGCTGGCCCTGGATAATCGTCGCCACGTCAGGCTCCGAGGATCTCGAGGTTCGCGGGCTTACGGGCGACCGTCAGGTCGTGCAGGATCGCCGTCACCAGGCCGGAGCCGCCCACGCTGACCTTGAGGTAGGCGGCCGGGTCGGTCATCCACGAGGTCAAAACCTCGAACGCCGTGGTGTAGCCGGCGTTGCCCTGCACGACCGCGTTGGAGGCGGCCTGGGTCTGCTTCGTCCAGGCGTGGGTGCCGTTGGTGTCCGCGCGCTGGTAGTAGTGGTTGATCAGGTTGCCTGGGGTCGCGTACGAGCCAGAGAAGGTGTTCGCGACGGTGAGGGTGAAGGTGTCGTTTCCGGTGCACACGAACAGGCACGCCGAGGCGCCCCTGAACTTGAAGGCCTGACCGGCCGCGATCGGGATGACGTCGACCAGCCGGCCGAGCCCTTCCATTCCTGCCATGACTTGTCCCTTCGGTTAAGGTGGCGGGGCGTCACTGCCGCCAAGAGCGGGAGGATCAGGAGCGGGTGCCGAGCGTGACGACCGGGGAGAGGGTCGGGCCGCCGTTCTTCGGGGTGATCGCCTGCGAGAGCCAGGGGCGGCCGTCGACGCGCTCGACGACGCGGTAGGCGGTCTTGTCGTTGGCGAACTTGTAGTGCTCGGATGCGGAGACCTGCATCTGCATGCGGTCGCCGATCAGGTAGTAGGACAGGTCGACGAAGTTGATGTCGCCGGGGGTGCCGAGCGGGCCGGTCTTCTCGGTGAAGTAGACGGGCCGGCCGAGAATGGAGACGGGCGGGGTGTCAGCACCGGACTGTCCACCGGCGTAGTTGCCGATCCACACCGGGCCGCCGCCGGTGCCCACCGACAGGGCCATGGTCGCCAACTGCGGGAAGGTGTCGATCGAGCAGATCCAGATCGCGCGCCCGAGCGAAGTCGGGAGCATCCGGGAGTACATCTTGACGATGTTCTCCCACACCACCGTGGCGCCGTTGCCCGCGTTCTGGCCGGTCTCAACAGCCTGCTGGATCGCGACGGGGGAGTTGATGAACCCTTCCGGCTCGCCGTTTCCGGTGCCGGTCAGGAAGCTGACGTCCTCGAACCACGAGATGGCCTTCGGGAACGTGCCGTCGAAGAAGCCCTCGAACGCCGGGGCGTCCTGGAGCAGCTCATTCGGGACCTCGGCGTACGCCGTCAGCTTCTTCGCGTCGAGGGTGACGCGGCCGAAGCTGGCCTGCGACTCCGTCAGTGCCGCGGCCTCCTCGGTCCAGAACGCCTGGACACCACCCAAGATCGAGGACTGGTGGCTGGTGTCGTCGATCGTGGGGATCGGCACCCGCAGGCTCGACATCGGGATCACGGTCGCGCGCGGGCGCACCACCGCGGTCTCGAGGGCCACCTGCAGGATCTCGGAGCGCAGCTCCTCCGGGATCAGGAACCCGCCGTCGCCGGGGACCTCCGAGCCGTAGGAGTTCTGGATCTCCTGGAGGCGCTGCGCCTTCGCGAGCAGGACGTCGCGGTCCTTCTGCGTGTTCGCCCGGTGCCAGGTGGCGCGGAAGAACTCGCACGCGTCCTCGAAGATCCCGTCCGCCGCCACACCGGGGGCGCGCCGGTTGTACAGGGACTTGCGCGCCCCGGTCGGCAGACCGTCGATCTGAGGGGCGCGCTCGTGCGCGCGCTTGCCGGCGAAGTTGACCGGCGGCTTGGCGTCGGAGCCGTTCTCCTTCAGGTACTTCGCGATACCGAGCTGCACGCGCTCGTCGAGCTCGGTGACGAAGTTCTTCGCGGACTTGTCCGCGTAGCCTTCGATGAACTCGGCCAAGGCCTCCTTGCTGGCCCACAGCTCCTTCATCTTGGCGGCGTCGTTGAGGACCTCGGCGAGTCCCGCCGAGGAGTCGGGGATGGTGATCGTCACAGTGCCGCCTCCTTGGCGGGGTTGAGCCACGCCGGGGCGGCGGGCACGGTTTGGGTGAGCCAGGACGGCGCGGCGTCGTCCGCGTCGCCGTCGCGATCGGGGTTGATCTGCTTCATCAGCCGCTGAAGCAGCGCTTCGGCGTCGGCCTTGTTCGTCAGCCCCTGGGTCTGCGGCAGCCGCGAGAGGGCGTTGCGCACCCCGTTCGCGTTCGGGCCCTTGCCGGGGTACCGGTAGGGCAGCGCCCAGCTGTCTTGCTTCGAGGGGTCGCCGTCGCGGCGCCCGGCGCAGATCTGCTTGTAGGTCGCCGCGGGGTCGTCGGAGTTCGCGGCCATCGACATGGCCTTGTCGCCGTCCCAGTCGGACTGGTCGATCGAGGCGGCGACCAGCTTGCGCACTTCGGCGAGGATGACGTCCGGGTCCAGGGTGGCGTCGATGTGCAGCTGCAGCAGGTTGCTGGCGCCGTCGGCGTGCTTGTGGTGGTGGTCGGCGTCGCCGTCGTGCGAGTGGCTGTGCTCGTGTGTGGCGTCGTCGCCCTGGTCGCCGAACGCCGGGTGCGCGTGCGAGTGGCTGCCGGTGAACGGACCGTGGTTCGCCGCGGCGTGGGGATGGGTGTACGCGTGAGCGCTCATCCCGTCGCCGCTGCCGGTGCGCTCGCTGGTGACATCGTCGCGGCCGGCGAGCATCACCCCGCACTGCCCGCAGTACTTGCCGTCGTCGTCGTTGTAGCAGCCGCACACCGGGCAGCAGACGTTCTCCCACGACTCGCGCTTGTACGGCGCCGGCGTGTAGGCGGCGCGGGGCGCGAGCCGTTGCAGGTGCGCGACGATCCGGCCCGGGATCGCGGTGAACGCCGCCAGGTCCAGCCCGGCCGGCAGTGCCGCGGCACCAGTGCCGACCTTGTCGGCGAGGCCTGCGGTGACGGCTTCCTCGGCGTCGTACCAGGTTTCGGCGCGCATCGCCTCACGCCACTGCGCGGGGGTGCCGCCGGCGCGCTGCGCGTAGAGCTTGGCGATGTTGTCGGAGTGCTTGTCGAGATCGGCCGCGACCTTGGTCATGTCGGCGGCGTTGCCGGCGGCCATCGTCGACGCGTCGTGGATCATGACCATGGCGCCGGGCTGCATGATCCGCTCGTCACCGGCCTGCATGATGACCGAGGCGATCGAGGCGGCCATCCCGTCGACGATCGTGCGCTTCGGCCCGGAGTAGGCGCGGATCGCGTTGCCGATCGCCACACCGTCGGCCACGGACCCGCCGTAGGAGTTGATGTGCACATCCAGCGGGCCGGTAACGGTGCCGAGCTTGTCGGTGAAGTCCTTCGCGGTCAGCCCGTCGCTGAACATCCCTGTGCCGATGTCGTCGTACACGTCGACGCGGGTTGCGGCGTTCTCGACGCGCATCCGGCATCTCATGGGGTGCGTCACCGGGCTACTCCTTCCTGGGGTTATCGGGCGCCTGCGAGGGCATGGCCGTTGGTGTGCTTTACGGGCGGCGGGGACAGGTCGGTGAGCCACGCCGGGAGCCAGTCCGCGGGCCCGGCGGCGTCGGCGCCGATCCGGTAGAGCGCGGCCAGCGCGCCGCGGCAGCGGTCGCGGCCCTGACAGTCGGTGTAGCCCGAGGTCGGGTACGCGGCCTGGGCGGCGTCGACGGCCGCCGGGTCGTCGCTGAACCCGAAGCTGGTGCCGTCGATCTGCGCGCACGGCGAGCAGGTGTTGCGGTCGTTGACCTCGGTCGCGATCAGCTCGCAGCGCGGGCCGGCGATGAACGTGGCCGCCCGGGCCTGGTTCTGCGCGGCGGCCAGGGCCGCGGCGAGCGCTGCCGTGAGCTGCGCCGGGGAGAGGGAGTCGAGGAAGTCCTCGACATGGGTCGCGATCTCGTCCGGGTCTGAGTCGTCCGGGCCGCCGGCTACGCGCATCGCCTCGCGCCCGGCGGAGGTTGCGAGGCCGGTGGCGAGCAGTAGCGCGGTGGCCTGTGCGATCTCCTCGAGCCGCGCCTGGTCCGGCGTTACCGGTGCGGCCGTGGCGCCCTGCTTGTGCGCTTCCTTCGAGGCCTGGTTCGCGGAGGTTTTCCCGAAGTCGACCATGGCTGCGGTGATGAGGCTCGCGGCGGTGACGGTGGAGACGGCGAGCGCGGCGAGCTGTGCGATCTGCCCGGCGGCGACGAGCTGGCGGACTTGGTCGACGAGCTGGCGCCGCTGGACCGGGAGGATCTGGTGGGTGTAGTCCGCGGTCAGGTGCCGGGTGGCGCGCTGGTGTTGGGCGTCCATCTCGGATAGGTCGATCGCGGCGAGGTCCGCGGCCGCGACCGGCCGCATCGTGGCGCGCGCGCCCGGCTTTCCGGCCGCGCTGCTGCCGGCACCGCTGCTGCTGCTGGTGTCCTGCTCGCTGTCCTGGCCGTCGGCGCCCGCGCCCGCGCTGGTGTCGGGTTCGGCCGGGGCCTCGGGCGCGGCGGGCACCCACGCTGGCGGCAGCGCAGGGGTCTGCGTCGCGGTCTCCACGACCTCCATGTCCGGCAGGCCGACGACCTCCAGGACGTCGTGCGGCTCGTAGCCGGAGTCGACGAGCACCTGCGCGGCCTGGGCCTTGGACTTGAGCTCCAAGGCGTCTGCCTCGCGGTTGCTGCTGACGGGGTCGTCGTAGTCGAGCTCGACGCCCTGGCCTGTGGCGCCGAACATCGGCAGGTAGAAGCAGTTGAGCGTGTCCTGCCAGCGCGCGAGCCGGTCGTTGATCAGGAAGGACTCGAAGTGCTCCTGCGCGGTCTGCGCGTTGGCGCGGTTGACGTCCTCGACGGTGCCCAACATGGCCTTGTGCATCGCGAACGCCTCGCGGATCACGTCCCTCGAGACGTTGCGGAGGTTCGCGAAATCCATGTCCCGCAGGCTGTGCGCGTTCGGCACCCACACCGCGCCCTGCTCGAGCACCGCCACCCGGTGCGCGGCGCCCATGCCGCGGTGCGACTCGCGCCACCGGTCGGTGAACTCGTTCCACTCGTCATCCGACAGGTGCTTGTCGACCTGGATGACGCCGCCCGGCACCGCGGAGTTGAGGAAGAAGTTCCGGTTCCACTGCGCCGAATAGCGGGCGGCGTCGATGTCGACGAGGATTGATTGGACCGGCCCGAGCCCGTGGTAGATGTCATACGGATTCGGGTACTTGACCATGATGACTTCGTTGGGCTGCAACGGCACCGCCTCACCCGACGGGCCCCGGTAGACGTAGCCGGCCAGAAACTTCGTCGAGTGCGGCACCGGTTCGATCCGGTCCGGGCGCACCGGCCACAGTCCGGTCGGGAACGACGCGCGCCCGTCGCGCTGTACCACGAGGTAGGACTCGCCGGTCAGATCGAGGTAGGTCTGGGCGAGCTCGCGGAGCATGAACCCGGACATGAACGCGTTCGGCTTGTGCCAGACGTTCATCGCCTGGTGCTGGAGTACCTCGGTGCGCTGGTCTGAGCCTTTGTCGCCGGTGGTGTAACGGCGGCGGCCGTCTTGCGGGGCTTGGCGGTAGAGGTGCCAGTCGATTTTCGCGGTCTGCCTCGCGAGCATGGAGACGATGGAGAAGACGGTGCCGGAGGCGCCGTAGGCGCGCATGTACGCGCCCGGGTCACTGCCGCCCTGCATCAGGGTGTTGGGGGCGACGCCCGAGCGGGCGTAGACGACGGGCGGTTCGCTGGAGGCAGTGCTGTTGCGGCTGACGGCGTTGGCGATGGTGCCGAACGGCGACTTCATTCGTCGCTGCCGAGGTATTCGAAGGCGAATAGCGACAGGCCTGTGACGAGCAGCCCGGCGAATAGTCCGAGCTGGTAGAAGGCTGCGTCGATGCAGCCGAAGCCGCTGATGACCAGCGCGGGGCGCCGGTACCGTGCGCGGGCCGCGCTGGCCATCCGCGTGCCCTTGGCCGCCGCCGAGGCCAAGGTGGTGCGCGCGCGTCTCCAGAGGGGGTCGGTGTTCGCGGACGCAGGAACGGTGGCGCTCGCCACGGATGCCACACCTCCCGGCGTTGCTCCGACTTCGGACACTCGCGACCGATAATCGGACGCTGAGGCCAATGGTACAGGCGATCAACAGTTTGTGAAGTGGTGAGCTTCCAGGCAGCACAAAGCCCCCGCCGCCTGGCAGGCAGCGAGGGCTTACGGGCAGGTCGGCTACATGCAGTCGCCGTGAACGTAGCGCGGGCCCGGGTCGCTTATCTGCGTGACCTCGACCCGCTTCGGGCAGTCGGCGGCCGCGTGGCCGACCGCCTCCACCGCGCTGGCCGGATCGAATCCGGCAGCGAGCAGCTTGGCGGCGGCATCTGCCCTCGTGGCCTCGATCGTCGCGGCTTCGTCGGTCCAGTAGGCGGCCACGCCCGAGAGGGAGC